AGAAACTAAAACATGCGTTGAAGCATCTTCCCGGTGTTATGCCAAAAGAAGGCGGAGTTTATCAAGGCGATCTTATGCATACAGAAGGAGATGCAGTCTCAAGGGGTGGTAAAACTTCTGTAACACCTAACACTCTTACATATTCTGCACCAAGTAATTCGCCTGAAGGCAGAAATATGAAAAAGAAATTAGGTGTAGTTGTTCATACAAAATATACTGGTCGTGGTGGTTTACAAAGTATGTCAGCTCAACCACTTGATGCTAAGACACGTGCTAAGTTTAAAGATCATCCTGACGTTAATAATATTGATCCTACTATAGATGTTAATCCAGCTAACTATTCTCCTGAAGAACAAAAAGCATTCCTTAATCATATGGATAAAGCAAAAAGAGCTTATGCTTCTATGAAACCAGAAGCTATGGATGCTATTGCTGGGCATGGTGAACAACTAGAAGCTCATGTTAATAATATGATTAGAACTGGTGGTAATGCTTCTGTTCAAGGATATATGGATCATTTGACTGCTCGTCATCAGAAAGATCTTGAGAAAGTTAAGACAGATGCAGCCAAACAAAAAAGAATACAGGCGCATGGTGAATTACTTTCTCATATTAGTAACAACAGAGATCATTTCGATAAGTTATTGAAGGTTCATGGGCATTTGCAAGACGCTAAGAATGTATTGACTAATGTTCTAGCAAAGAACTCTCCATACGAACATAGTGTTGCTGGTGAACACACTGGACCAGAAGGAACAGTTGTTGTTGATAAGAAAGGCAATGCTTCTAAATTTAATAACAGAAGAGAATTCAATCGCCTAAATTTCTTGAAGGGCGCATTCCAGAAACAGCAGGTAGCAAATGCAGAAGATCAACTTCAGTAATTTTTTAATTGAATCCGATCGTTCAACTCATGTAATGACGTTCATGAGAGCCAATCCGCCAACGATTGGTCATGAACGAGTTGTCAATCATGTTACAGATCTTGCTAAAAATTTAGATGCAGGTCATAGCATTGTTTTATCTCATTCGCATGATGGTGATAAGAACCCATTAACTGCTGAACAAAAGCTAAGACATGCTAAATTGGCATTTCCCGGAGCCAATGTATCAACTTCTTCTCCTGAACGCCCTAATATCATGAATCAAGTTTCTAATCTTTATGGTAAAGGTGTGAGAAACTTACATGTTGTAGTTGGTCAAGATAGAGTTGATCAGTTTGATAAATTGCTAAATCAATATAAAGGCGTTGAAGGTGCACATGGTCATTATGGCACTGATATGAACATTACAGTTCATTCAGCTGGTGGTAGAGATCCAGACGCTGAAGGAATTGAAGGTGTATCTGGAACTGGTCAAAGAGTTCACGCAAGAAATAATAATTTTGAAGGATTCCGTGCAGGCGCACCAAGTCATATGACTGACGAGCAAGCAGCTTCGCTTATGAATGATATTCGTAATGCTAAACCACCAGAGAAACCAGTAAAACCAACTAAGAAAAAACTAAAAGAAGAAACAGTTGCTGGTGGCGAAATGGTAAGAGGGTTTGGTGATGTTTCTGGTAATCCAGCAGTTCAGAACGATCCTTTGCAACAATATATTGGTGCCAATGCTTTAGCAAAAGATCAACAAAACGGCGCTTTGATGAAAATGATGAAAGACAGTCAATATAATTTGATTGGGTTTAAAGAGTTTAATCCACGCACTGTTACTAGAGATAAATCATTAGAGTATTGGAACTCTGATGAAAATGGCGACTTCTTAAAATCTAGAAAGAAAAAATAATGGCACAGTTTCGTAAAGATACACATCAATATTTGCCTGATAATAAAACATTATTTGAAGTTGTTATGCTCGCCGATCAATATGGTAATCAAGTTGGACCAGCAAACCCAACAGGAACTGCTGTTGATGCTTTTGGTAGAGCCAGAGTATCAAGCCCACTAACTCTTTTTGATTCTTCTCACCGTTATCGTGACAACAATCTATGGACCACTTCTAATACTGCTGGTGGAACTTATGCGTTTTCTGAAAATGAAGGTCTTGTAAATCTTAATTTAACAACCGCCAACAATGCAGAAATCATTCGTGAGACAACTAAGGTTTTCTCTTATCAACCAGGCAAGTCTTTACAAATTTTACAAACATTTGTCATGCAGCCTAAGACTAATGTTCGTCAGCGTGTAGGTTATTATGGCGCCAACAATGGCATTTATCTTGAGGTGGCAAATAATACAGCATATTTGGTTGAAAGGTCTTTATCATCAGGAGTAATGCAAGAAACGAGAGTAGCGCAGTCTAATTGGAATTATGATACTCTATTAGGCGCTGATACTTCGAGTCCATCTGGTATCACTTTAGATTTATCAAAATCGCAGATTATGTTTATTGATATTGAATGGCTTGGTTTGGGAACAGTAAGATGCGGTTTTATTATTGATGGTAGAATAATTCACTGTCATTCATTTCACCATGCTAATTATATCACGTCAACATATATGACTACAGCTTCTCTACCTTTGAGATATGAAATAAAGAATACAGGCGTAACTGCAAGTAATACAACTCTAAAACAAGTATGTTCCACTGTTATTTCTGAAGGCGGATATGAACTAAGAGGTCTTCAACAAGCTGTTGGAACTGCTATTGGGACGCCAAGAGATTTGACAACAGTTAATACATACTATCCAGTTATCTCAATTAGATTGAAGGCTTCTCCTAATAGACTTGATGCTATTGTTATTCTTACTGCGCTATCATTAATGGGTATTACTAATAATGCTAATTATAATTGGCGAGTTGTAGCATCAGGCACAAGTACTGGTGGAACTTGGAATAGCGCAGGAACTGATTCTGCTGTTGAATATAATCTTACAGGAACAAGTTTTGCGGACGGTAGAATTTTGGCTTCCGGATGGACCACTGGTTCTAATCAGGGTTCAAGTCCTGTTGATATTTTAAAAGAAGCACTATTTAAGTTTCAGCTGGAAAGAAATGGACTTACTTCCTCTCCTTATGAGTTAACATTAGTTGCTGCAACAGATTCTGCAGGCGCTGATATATACGCTTCTATGGACTGGGAAGAGATCTCAAGATAATATTTTTTATAAATAAACAGTCAGTGCGAGTATAAAAGGGTACGCCAGACCTCGCATATATAAGGAAAGCCCAAGGGAAACTCCAGATGAAAAAGTTTACTACATTTGAAACTCAGCTAGGCGAGTCTGTCGTACTCACTGACAAGGCCAAATTATCTCTTTATAAAAAATCCTCAAATTCAGGCATCTCCACGGATATACTAGAAGAAGTGTATCGTAGAGGTTATTCAATCTGGAACGAAGCCTTTGGCGGAACTCCGGATTCATTTGCATTTGACCGAGTAAATTCATTTATCGCTGATGGTTTTGCTGCCCAGCTTGATGAAGACCTAAAGAAAGCATGCTGGAAGGGCTATGAAGCCATTGGCATGAAGAAGAAAAATGGTAAGACCGTTCCTAATTGCGTTCCAGTTAAGGAAGAAGAATTAAACAAGCCAGTCATGACTCCTGCCCAACTTGCTGATAAGCACGGGGTTTCAGTTGAGTCAATTGACAAGGCTCTTAAAGCAGGCATTAAGGTTGAGAAAGAACACACAACCCATTCAGCTGATGCCAAAAGAATTGCTTTAGCCCACCTCGGCGAAAAGCCAGATTATTATAAGAAATTAGATAAAGCTGGACTGGAAGAAAATGCTGAGAAGCATTCCAAAAATCCAGACGATCCGGCTTCAAGATTTATAGGGAGCAATGAATTGGTAGACATTTATAAGAAAGAAACTCCTGGTCAGCTTATCAAGCGTGTTGTAAGAGAATGCCTTGAAGAAGGCGATGTTATTCATACTAAGTTTGCTGTGAAAAATTTACAGAAGCGTGGCATCGAAGGTCCGCATAAAGCTGGCGCTCAAGATTTGATGCGTAACTGGGCTAAACATCCATTTGATTGGGAAGCCGATGATAAAGTTTCTTATCATGGAACAACTGCACGTATTCATAAAGATGGAAAGCACATAGACGTAGACGCTGGTGCACATGGAATAGATCCTGATATTAAAACAAAAATAATTAGAAAACAGGCTGCAAAGAAAACTGGCAACGTTGTAAAGATTAAAGAAGCTGCAATGCAGGCAACAACTGCTCCTGCTCCAACTGCTGCTGATATGGGTCCTAAAAGACTCAGTAGATATCAGACAACTCAGCAGACAAGCACTATTGGTAATCAGGGTTTTAATCGTTCTGGTCCAATGGGAACTCATATCAATCCTTCGTCGCCAACTACACCAAGAGGCGTGAGATCAATGACCTCTGGTTCAACTCAGGCAACAGCAAAAACATTAACACCACAGCGTGTTTCTGCCAATCAACCAGCACCAAAGACAGCTTCTGCTCCAGCATCTGCTCCAAAGCCATCAGCCAGTTTCGGTTCTTCTTCAAGACCAACTACTGTTAGTGCAACATCTGGTGGGATGGAAAAGAGTGGCGGATATAAACTATCATCAGGAATGAGCGATGCTGGTAAGGCTAAAGTAAAGCCAGCTGCACCAGTTCAGATTCCTGCAGGCGCTGGCAAAGCAGTAAACGTTCTAAGTAAAGTAGCTAAGTTTGCTGGACCAGTTGGTGCAGCTATTGGATTGGTTGCTGACGCCAAGCCATTGAACAAGGGCGAAGATGAATTTGCTCGACAGAAGTCACTAGGAATTACTAAGCCAAACGTAACTCCTGGTATGGGAAGCACAAAGAACATTGAGCCTGTTAAGGGCGGAGCAATTACAACTAAGGCTCCTGACTATTACAAGGGTAAGGTTGGCGATTACACTGTAAAAGCTGGTGATACTCTTTCTGGTATTGCTTCAAGAACAGGTCAATCAGTTTCAGATCTAGCAAGCAAGAATAAGTTTGATAGCGAAAACAAGATTGCCGCTGGATCTAAGCTATTTACTGGTAGCGTTCCAACACCACCATCAAGACCAGAAACTGAATCAGGTTCAACTAAAAAGAAAATTAAAGAAGCGATTTCAGAAGCCACATATAAGGGAAAGAAAGTTCCTTTGAATAAGCCAATGGCTGGCGATGTTAAGAAATCAAAAGTTTTCGTTGATCCTGATGGCGATGGTAAGGCGCAGAAGGTAAACTTCGGTGACAAAAGCATGTCTATCAAAAAAGATCAGCCTGCTCGTAAGAAATCATATTGCGCAAGATCTTCAGGTCAGGGTAATCTAACAAATAAAACCAGTGCTAATTATTGGTCAAGAAGAGCCTGGAATTGCGAAGAGACTGAGGAATAATCATGATTGGTAAGATCGAACCATACGACGCATTGAAGGTTGCATTAGCAGACACTTACGTATTCAGCGTAAAGGTTCAGGGTTATCATTGGAATGTAACAGGTCCACATTTCTCTGAATACCATAAGTTCTTTGGCGAATTGTATTCAGAAGTAAATGACGCTGTTGATGTCATTGCCGAATCTATTAGAACATTTGATGCCTTTTCTCCTGGTTCTATGAAAAGATTTCTAGAGCTAACAACTATTGAGGAAGCAAACAATATTCCTGATGGTCTAGTTATGATTAGCAAACTTGCTTCTGATAATGAAAGAGTTATTGCTTCTCTTACTGCTGCATATGAATTGTGTGAAAAGCATAAACATTACGCTGTATCAAACATATTACAGGATCGTCTAACTGCTCACCAGAAGCATGGTTGGATGCTAAGATCGTTCATAAAGGCATAACAAATGAAAAGTCTAGAACACATCATCAGAGAAATCCGTGAAGGTAAGGGTGTAAAGGGCGAAAAGAGTAGCCTAGAACATTCTATTCGTAAGGTTGTAAAGGGTGAAGCAGAGTCTTCTTTCGCTGATAGAACAACCAAACCTCTTGATGAAGTTGTTGGAACTCTTGGTACAGACAAATATCAGGGCAATGAATTCAAGTCAATAAGAACAGCAACTCCTCATATTAAGCCACCAGCTGGCGAAGGAAGTCATTCACAAGCTCCTGAAAACGCTTCACGTCAAAGAAGTATTGCTAAGGAAAAAGCAGGCATTAATAGAGTTACTGAAGAAGATCTACAAGAACTACAGGCTAAAGTAGTTAAAGAACCTGAAGTTCTATCAAGAGCAATGCCAAAGGCAGCAGCACCAATTGCCAAAGCAGCGGCACCAATTGTTAAAGCAGGGGCCAAAGCAGTAATTGGTAGAGCAGCAGGTGTTCTATTAGGACCAGAAGCTATGGCTGGTGGATTACTGGCTCCTTATGTTTCTGCTAGATATAAAGAACAACATAAAGGCGGGTTGATTCCTCATCCCGAAACTCCAGGTGTCGATGCTGCAACTTCATTTGAAAGAATGAAAGGGTTTAAGGTAGCTCCGCCAAAGCCAGCCGAAACAAGACCTAAACCAGAAACAAAACCAGCAGAAGTTGCCCCTAAGACAGAACCAAAGCCAGAGACTGCTCCTAAGACAGAACCAAAGCCAGAGGAAAAACCAAAGGTTGCTCCTACTCCGGCTACTGAACCTGCAACAACACCTGCCACTGATACAAAACCAAAAATTGCAGTGTTGCCTAAAATTGATGTTCCTGCTGATACAAAACCAGCAACAGAGACTACACCTAAAACAATGCCGGCAGAACCAGCATCTAAAACACCAGAAACAGCTACAACTACTACTGCACCAAAACCAAAACTACCACCTGTATCTGGTGCAAGCGTTCCTCATGATATTGATTATACAGTTTCGCATTTAGTTCGTCCTGGAATAAGCCGTGGTCATGCAAAGGCTCATAAGAAGCATGCAATGAAAGAAGAAAACGAACGTAAACAAATTGAAAATATGCCACGCAAAGGCGATCGTAAGTCAATTGAATACGTTGGTAGAAAAGACGCAGATCCTAAGTCAACTAAAGAAAAAACTTCAAGACTAGCAACTATCAAGAATGTTATTGATGAAGCTAGAAAAGCTATGGTTGATAAAAAATTCAATCCAGAAGATGGTAAAACAAAAGTTTATGATTATGGCGACAATGTATTAGTCATTAATCCGGATCAAAGAAAAATAAATCTTGACGTTGATAACGGCGAAAAGATTGCAAAAGATTACGAAAATAAATAATAAAAATTCTAAGAGGAAAAGATGACTGACAAACCAAAAACAATCCAAGAAGCTCTTGCTGAAGTTCAGAGTAAAATTAACGAAGCTCAGAAGGCAAAATCTACCACTGATTGGTCAGACGAAGCTAGTTACAAAGGATCTGCACCTGAACCAGAAGCTCCAGAAGCTCCAAAAGCTGCACCAAAA